CCTCGCGGACCTTCCGACCGAGATCTTTCAAAGCTTGCCTCTTCCAACTCTGCCTATCGTTGACCACCCACTGATCACCATTGAGACCGCCGTCGGGGTGTTGCAGCATGAGTTGATTAAGATCTATGGGGTGGGCATGATGAAACTCACCGGCAAGGAACAGATGTTGGCCGAGCGTACCAACCAACAGTATGATCTCACAGGCATCTCCATCAACATCGCCAAACTTCACTATGTCGGCACACCCAAATTTGACAACATGGTGCCGATACTTGACAGCGGTTTGTCCGTTCCGATCGACAGAACCTTGGACAACTACTTGTGTGCTATCGCCAAGAGGAACAAGAGTGGTTACGACAACACCAGTAGGTGCGCCGATCACGGCACCATCGCTGCCGTGAGCGTCAGCGCCTTCCGCAGGGCCTTTGTTGATGAGGACAGGTTTCTCGCAATTTGTCGGCATGAGTATTCACCAACAGTCACCGACCTCGACAGATGGATTGCCAACAGTGACAAGGCAAAGATCAGGCTTGCCAAGATCAACGGAGAGGTCCCGGTCTTGTACAAGGATTTCACCAAATACGTTCTTGAGCTGAAGCTCAACGCCAAACCCGACTTGACACCGTCAAGTCTCGACAACATTCCGACACCACAAACAACGGTGTTCACTGACACGGACATCACGTGCCTGTTTGCCATCACCCTGCAGGGCATCGCCGAGCGCATCAGACTGAGCATGAATTCGAAAACGCTTCTATTCACCAGAATCAATGAGGTGGAGGTCGAGGACCACATTAACGCAGCTTTCCCTGTATCGCACCTATTGAGGTTCCCCGAGGCGATCGAAGGGGACGCCAGCGTTTTCGACAAGAGTCAACGCATGACGGCGATGAACATAGATCTGGGCATCATGCGCATGTTTGGGGCTCCCGACTGGTTCCTCCAGCTCTGGACTGTCGCTCATGAGAGGACCACCATCAGAGTCAGAGACTTTGGCATCGGCATGGGTGTTGATTTCCAGCGGAAGAGCGGGGATGCGTGGACTTTTCTGGGCAACACTCTTTTCAACATGAGTGCGTATGCCACCGTTCTCGACTTCAAAAACGTCGGTTACAGTATGTGGGGAGGGGACGACAACCTGCTCTTTGCACGGCGAGGTGCTACGGAGATGCTCAGTGCCAGCCGATTCCAACGGCTTTTCAATCTCGAGTGCAAATTCTTCACCAAGTACAGTCATCCATACTTCTGTGGTCGCTTCTTCATCCGTGACCACACCAATTGGAGAATCATTTACGACCCATACAAATTGCTGGCAAAACTCGGAAGGAAGGACCTCAGGAACCCGCATCACGTCGAGGAGTACAGAGTCGCAGTGATGACACTCACCAGAGGTTACGATGACCCAAGAATGTGGCATCCCGTTACCGTTGCCCTCCGAGAGCGCTACGGCGTCAGATATGTCAACAACACACTTTGCGCCCATTTGCGAGGTGTTGTGCATCCCACCATATTCCATCAGCTGTGGAGAGTGCCGGACTCCGGAAATGTCAACTACGGAGACAAAAACAAAATTTCTCAACTGTGAATATAAACCATCTGACATGATCTTCAAGTATTATTTCAAGTTTGTTGTTCTGCAGAATGCCTACTACCACATCATACCAACAAAGTGCCCCAATGACATGGCCAACGTCGCCTGGGTCCGGAGGGGATTGCTCGACAGTTTGGCCGTTTGTTCATCTGATCCTGTCGACATTGACCTTCAGCCTTACGGTTGGGTTTCTAACAACACACAGGGGTGTGTATACTGTAACGCCATATCTTCAGCCCTCTACAGTGATCTTTGCGATGCTGATGTGTGTTACTACGGTGCATCCACTTCTGAGCTGCGTGAACCTTTTTCAACGTGTCATGGCTCAGAGAAGGAATTACGATGCCCTTTGACTTGGCAATTTCCACACCGCCCCAGGTCATTCACCCCAACCTTCAACTGTTCAGGCTTTGCCGCGGCCACCGCATACTGCAGGAATCCCGACAGGGCAACGTGCTTGTATTCATATGGAGATCATGGTTTCGACGCTTCGGGGAGGTACGTTCGGTGCACCAACACTAACAACACCGAGTATGCCAGTTATTTTATCGAGACCGCAGACAGCCCATTTCTGTCCGGCTTCCTCGCTTACGTCGAACAATTCACAGATTTCATAATAAAACTCACCATCAACCTTATTTTGCGGTTCATTGCACTCGCTTCTTCATTAATCACACGTATTTTACAGGGTTTGGGTTTAACAAATATTTCCGCGGAGACAACCTCAGTCCTGCTTCCGGTGATGATCGCTTATGTTTCTTACAAGACCAAGAGAAATACAATTCAATCAACCTATGTGGTCGTGTTCGCACTCATTGGTGTCATCTTCGTGCGGATAATTATAAACTTTCTGATTGTTACCATAGCTCACAATGGCGACCAACAAACAGCAGACGACGATCACCAATCGTCCACAACGCAGCGCACGGTCAGCGATTAAGAAACGTTTCCAGCGTTTCAAATATTCGGCCAGGACATTTGGCGCAAGGACCAGAAGGAGAATCGGTTCCGGGTACGAAAATTTTGTGTCCCTCATTGTCAATCTTTTCAACAAGAAATTAATACAAAACCCCCTTGTGCTTCCTTTCCTTGTGCTCAGCGTTTTCACTGTTTACGGCGAGACACAGAACCCAGGTGCTTCCTTCGTCAATTCGGCTATCAATAACCCAAATTTGGCACTTCCCAATCCTGTCAGAACATGGTTGAACAACAACTACTTCAACATTGTTGCGCTCATAATATTCAGCCCGGCCCTCGCGGGAATACCTTCCAAACGCTTCGGCATGGCCACGGTACTCGCATTGGCTTGGATATTCTTCACACCAACGAGCACAGCACTGATGTACGCGGGACAGGCAGCATGTTTCTTCCTATTCTTCGCAACAACCAACAAGTTCATCAGGACCCTTTCTATCATCCTCTTTCTCATGTTGCTGATGCTATACACACCAGCCGTGGCATCATGTAGTCATGGACATTGCGGATTTATACTTGGGTCCACCGACAAGAACGGAGAATACTGCTACGAAGGGGCCATAGTCAGTCAAAGTGTTTCAGGCAAATGGTTCAAATGTGGTAACAATCTTCATAAGAAGCAATGTTGCTGCGGGGGTCTCAACAGCACTGAGATTTCCATACCAGCAGGAATCACCGCGGCGGGACCTTGCATTAAAGTTGTTTTATAAATAATCTAATCAGGCCCAAGTAAACAATCGAGATGAGGTGTATGTTGTGTAAAGCGGACGTGGAAGAGGGCACTAGGTGCACACTTGCCCTTATCAATGATCTACACGCAGGTAGAAACTTTTCGGGAATGAGACTGTATGACAGCCGCTTGTGGACACGCATGAGAGACAATTGTCCCCTCGTCAGGAACAGTCTCGTGTCACCCTTCATGCACCCAGCTAACTGGGACATCCGCATACCCATCTACCTCAGGTGTTTTAAATATCATGTTGTTCCACACGACAGATTTTGTCGCGTGGATCATGCGGCAAACTACACTTGCTGCAATGACAGTATGAACAAACCGGCAGAATTGATTCAACCAGACTTCGCCGATGCTGCCAACGAAGAATACGATCCCAGAGATGACTACTCTGACGGCGACGACTACGACTTCGGAGACCCCGAAGCATGACCTTCAAACCTGTTGCGAACAACAGGCGCAGTATGTTCATTGTCATTTCTTTCCGCGAACCTCATTTCACCTCAAGATCGGAAGAGCGTCGTG